GCTGTTGGCAGCTCTTCACCGTCAATTAATTCTTATATTGATGTTCCTTCAACCCGACTAAACTTTACTCTCAGCGCCACTAAGTTCGGAGATGGGACTAGTGTTAGTGAGGTAATGGAAAACGTCAGTAATTATGATCTTGGATCCAACTCATTCTCGGATACAGTTTCCTTGGGCCTATTTAAATTAAGACAGAGTGTATTTTCACCAGATGTAATTGCTCTTGATTATGTTCTCAGTGAAAGTTATGCCGGTTCTTTAGATTATCACCGTCAAGTTGCTAGCAACCAAGGTGGTCCGGCAGTAAGCTTTTATCTAGGCACACAGACCGGTAGCTCGCCAAATATCCGGGTTCTAGGTAACCCCTATATTACCAATAGATACCGTGACACCTGGCTTGGTAATGATGGGATCCCCTCTAAGAAAGTTAGATTTGCCTCAAATAATCTAGCTAAACCATTTAATGTACCTGGCTTTGTTGATACCCACCAGTCTTACGTTACCCGGGTAGGTGCAGCTTCTGCCTTTGTTGCGACTGTTGTTGCTGACGTCGGTCAAGCAAGCAACCTATACCCTCTTGGCGTTTATACGAACACAGTTACCACTACTAAAGACATTGGATTACTGCCTGATAAGCTAGAGCGTGCCTTTGAATTGGTTGAGAATCCTGATCTCTATCCAATTAATATTGCTTGTGAAGCTGGTCTTGGCACCATTTATACAAATGTAGTTGAACAAGCAGTTGCAGCTGGGGTTCCGCTATCTGCCGCCGGCCCGTATGTAGATTCCTTACCCTTAAATTCACTAAGTGCACTTTATACAACGAATAATGAGCTTGCAACAGCTGAAGGTACGAGAATTCGTGGCAGCTATACATCGATTGCTAACATCTTTGTTGACCAAGCACAAAACCAGCGTAAGGACTTTTTAGTAATACTTGATCCTCTTCGCAATATCTTCGTACAAGGTGAAAATAACAAGGTAATTACATCTAAGAAACTATGGTCGCCAAATGCAGGGGTTGATCCTGATCCTTATGCACCGGGCTATGTGGCAACTAACTTTAGTCAACACATTTACTGGCCTCTACGTCATCAGTTTGGCACGATTAATTCCAGTTATGCATGCGTTTATAGTACTTTTGCACAAACGGTTGATACAGTATCTAACCGCCAAGTCTGGGTTCCGTTCTCGGGATTTGCTTGTGCGGCCATGGCCAACACAGATGCTAACTTCCAGCCTTGGTTTGCACCCGCTGGATTTACCCGCGGTGTATTAGTCGGGGTAAATGACCTTGGTGTATATCCTAAGCAAAAGCAGCGGGATCAATTGTACAAGATCGGCATTAACCCGGTTGCGTTCTTCCCGAACGAGGGCTTTGTGATCTTTGGTCAGAAGACACTACTTAAGAGACCTAGCGCCTTTGACCGTATTAACGTTCGTCGGTTGTTCTTGAATCTTGAAATTGCAACTCGCGAGACTGTTAAGTTCTTCGTATTTGAGCCGAACACACTGTTTACTCGTACCCAGGTTGTAAATACATTGACACCTATCTTCGAGAATGCCAAGAACACCGAAGGTCTATATGATTACCTCATTATATGCGATGAGCGTAATAATACACCTGATGTAATTGACAATAATGAACTCAAGGTAGATATCTATCTAAAGCCAGTACGTGCTGCGGAGTTTATCCTTGTAAGCTTCTATGCAACCCGTACAAGCCAAAGCTTTGAGGAGTTAGTTTCTTAATATGAACAAACTAAATCAAAACAATATTGGAGGTATAAATAATTAACCATGGCTGATGTAAATCAATTAATTGCTGATTTTTACAGAGTAGCGTCAGTACGTGACTTTCAAAGAGATGTACAGTTTCGTGTACTTTCAATCTCACCGGGTGGCACAACTACCACATTTAATCAAGACGATTTAGTATATGCCCGCGCAGCTAACCTACCAGCTCGGGCGATTTCAAACGTACAGGCCAAGTACATGGGGTTAAATTTCAATATTCCTGGGACCACAACTTATCCAGATAGCGAAAATTATACTCTTCAGTTCTATAATGATGCAAACAACGATCTGCATAAGAAATTTGAAGATTGGAGCCGTGATATTTTTGATGATGCATCAAGCACTGGGAATTACTTCCCACCTACCCAGTCAAGTACAATTGATCTTATTCAACTCGACACGGAAATGAATGCGGTTGACCAATATCAACTAGTCGGTGTCAGTATCCGTAACGTCGGTCCGATTGAATATAAAATGGCCGATGGTACAGGTGATCTAGTAACTTTCCCAGTAAGTCTTTCATATCATTATTATATTCGTAAGAATACACCGTAATTCGATTACTATAACTGGGTAATAAATATTTAAATGCCCGGTGCTTTAAATGATGCGTTAAATAATGCCTATAACGGGTTTGTCCGTAATTTCATTGATATTGGTCGTGGTACTAATCCGCTATCACAACCTCAAATTTCTGAATTAATTGGATTTAATATTCCAGGTATTCCTCTTGTTAGTACCCGGGATTACTTTCTCCTACAATTACAAAGCTGGCTTACTTCTATACCATTACAAACACAATGGATTGCGGTTATAGACACGTTTCCTCTATGCTTAAGAACAGATTTAATTCAAGCATTAGAGAGAACTGATGGGGGCCGCAAGGGATTTGACATTGATCAGGCTAAAACTCTTTTAACTCAATATCCCTTCCAAAAAGTTATTGGATGTGTTTTCGCCCAGGGGGCAACCATACCTAGGGAAACATACCGGGCATCAAGTATTGCAGTAGAAAATAACCGAGGGTTCGTACCTGGTATAATTGCTGGTGAGAGAGAAGGATTTGCAGAAAACCAATTAACTCTAAACTTCCTGGAAACCAACACAAGCATTATTGATTTTGTATTTCGTCCTTGGGTCATAATGGCCAGTCACTACGGGTATGTAGCCCGCCCAGGGGATTTGCCCGGTAGCAGAGATTTTTTTAACATAAAATCTAACTTGACATTGTTATGTTATACTAGAAGCTATCAAAATATTAGTCAAATACCTAGAAAGGTTTTTACCTTTTATAATATAGTACCGACCCTAATTAACCCACAGACTTTGGATTATACGGAAGAACCTAGCCAGGCAATAAGTTATGCTGTTAATTTTACCTACACCAATTATACTGTACAAAATAGCCTTTACTTCCCTCTTGCTGATGTTATAACTAATATTTCAGGCATAGTTAATGGAAATTATACCCCACAAATTTCACCTCTTCAAAACTCTCGTAGCTATAATCCTGCAGCATTCTTTTAATTATTATGATGTTTTATCTTAAATGTTGGGTTCCCAGCTTAAGCGGGTACACAGAAATTTCTGAACTTACTATTGAGCAATTAACTGTACTATCAAAATATCTTTTAAACCAAGATAATAACGGAATATCAAAAACCATTAATATTATTATACAGAATAATTTACGAGACAAATCAATTTATGATAAATTTACAAAATTTGATAAGTGGTTTGTAGCTATTTTTTTACGAGCAGTCAGCGTTTCACCAATAGCTTATATTCAGACAAAAAAAGCCGATAATGTAAATTGTTCGGTGGAATACGATATATTAAAATTGCTAACTAAACTTTCAGAGCTCTTAATAAAAGACATACCTGATCTTACTGTAGGAGAATTAAAATTTAGCTTTAGGTGTGATCATAATCTTTTCTCATCAGATTATCCTATTAACCATATTAATAATCTAACTTATAATTATAACCCAATTTCAATTAATATGTTTAAAGATATATTAAAAAATCAAAAAAATCTTATTAGTATAGTAAAAAATCATTTATATGAATACGATAATCAATATAGTAGTATTTTTTTAATTGAAAGTGGTAAAAATATTCAATTGCAGTCTGTACCGTTACGGATAACTGATGATACTTTATTTACTTTTTTAAAAGCAATGTTTTTACCATTTTGCAAATCGCTGTATGTTAGAAAATATAGTTTAATGAAAAATATTGGCTTAACCCCAGAGTATATTGACAAAATAACTTATTTAGAAGGTCAAATATACTTAAACAATTACTACGAAGAGGAAAATAAAAAGCTTAAAAAAGTGAAATAGGGTAAAACCTCTAACGGATAAATAATATATGGCTAATGATAATACTGCAAAAAAGGATATGTTAGACGCAGCAGTTGTACAGAAATTAGTTGAAACTGATCAATCCGCCCAGCAATTGTTAAAAAAAGTAGATACTTTACAGAAAAATATTAATAAAATTGAGGTGACAGATAAAGAGCTTCAAGGAACCGATAATAATACTAAGGCTAATGAAGCAAAGCAAAATTTAAAAACTGTCAACACTGCTAATATAATTGAGTCGGTAGTCAAAGTACCAGAGATTACCGCTGAAGTACCTGAAGTTAAGGTACCAGAAATTACAGCAGAAGTACCAACACCGGAAGTCAAAGTACCAGAAATTA